ACTAATATAGTATATTAAAAAAATCGAGCGATAACGTAATAAGAAAAATGGTCGTTTTTCAAGCTCTTACCTGGGAAACTGAAGATGACGATGAGTGTCATTTAATACACATTTTTGGTAAGACACAAGATGGTCGCTCTGTTTGTGTAACAACAGAATTTCAACCGTACTTTTTTGTTAAATTACCCCGTGATAATGTAAAAAATAAAGCTACTATTTGGTTTAATAAAATGTGTGACGCGTGTCCCGATCTCATATTATCGTATAATCTTGTAAAATATAAGGACGTCTGGGGATTTCAGAATAACGAGGAATTTTATTATATGAAAATAGACTGTCAAACACTTGCCGATCGTAGGAAAATTGTAAATAAATTAAGACACAAATTACCCGATGAATTGCGTAAATTGAAGGTATTTGAGTCCAATTTAGACCCTGTCCTGAGACTTATGCATAGAACTGGTATTCAATCGACTGGTTGGATGGATACGGGTGATTTGTGCACGGATAATGATATTGCTAACGTTGATATTGATTTGGTGTGCCCTGATTGGAAACAACTGAAACCCGTTGATAAACCCGAAACTGCACCTTTTGTAGTTGCATCTATTGATATTGAGTGTAATAGTTCTACTGGTAAATTTCCTGATGCTGATATCGAAGGTGATGCGTGTTTTCAGATTGCTGTTTCCCTTTGTACGTTTGGGACTGATGTTCCTTATGATAAAACGTGTTTTTGTTATAAAAATACGGATCCGAATTTAGACGGGTGTTCTATTTTAAGCTACGATACGGAAAGGGATATGCTTAATGCGTTTAGTAAATATATGAGGGATATGGATATAGATATCATAACGGGTTGGAATATATTTGGTTTTGATATGGAGTATCTTATGAAACGTGCTCAAATGAATGCATGTGGTTTATCTTTTTTTGATTTGAGTAAAATAAAAAAACATCGGTGTCACATGGTTTATAAAAAGTTATCTTCGAGTGCGCTTGGTGATAATGACTTAAAATTACTTCCCATACCTGGTCGTTTTTTATTTGATTTGTTTCACGAGGTTAAGAAAGGGTATAAACTTGATTCCTATAAACTCGATAATGTTTCTAAATTGTATCTTGGAGACCAAAAAATAGACATGCCTGCGAAGGAAATGTTTGCGCGTTTTATTGAAGAAGACCCTGTTAAACTTCGTGAGGTCGCTGAGTATTGTATTAAGGATACTTTGTTACCGCATAGACTTTTATCAAAGTTGTGTACGCTTATTAACCTTTTGGAAATGGCAAAGGCGACATGGGTACCTCTTACGTATCTCGTGGAGAGAGGGCAACAGATTAAAGTGTTTAGTCAGCTTACTAAGAAAGCGCGTGAAATGGGGTATCTTGTTCCTACGATTGCCTGGGGAGAAGGTATGGTCGAAGGGTATGAAGGAGCAACTGTTTTAGAAGCACAGAAGGGTGCTTATTATACACCAATTACGGCACTTGATTTTGAGGCCCTGTATCCATCAATTATGATGGCGCATAATTTGTGTTATTCGACACTCATAATGGATCCGAAATACGAAAATAAAGATCGGTATCCGAATTTAGAGATCGAGACGTTTGGGCAGTTTAAGTTTGTTCAGAATGTACCGAGTCTTTTACCGAGTATCCTTATGGAATTAAAACAGTTTAGAAAACAGGCTAAGAAAGATATGGCAAATTCGACGGGATCTTTAAAACAAATGTATAATGGTAAGCAATTGGCGTATAAAGTTTCTATGAACTCTGTTTATGGTTTCACTGGTGCGTCTAAGGGTATGTTACCATGCGTACCAATTGCATCATCTGTAACACGTAAAGGAAGAATGATGATTGATGATACTAAGAAATATGTAGAGGAGAATTTTCCGGGTGCAAAGGTAAGGTATGGCGACACTGATAGTGTAATGGTTGAATTTGATGTTGGCGAACGTAAAGGTGAGGAAGCTATTAAGTATAGTTGGGAACTTGGCGAGCGTGCTGCTGAGGAGTGTACGCACCTGTTTAAGAAACCAAACAATTTAGAACTCGAGAAAGTGTATTGTCCGTATTTTTTATATTCAAAGAAAAGGTATGCGGCGAAACTTTGGACACAAGGTAAGGACGGGGGTATGAATATGGATTATATAGATGTTAAGGGATTACAACTTGTTAGGAGAGATAATACACCACACATGAGAGAAGTGTGTAAAGAATTACTTGATGTTGTTTTGGAAAGTAGTGATACTGGTCCTCCAAAAGCTTTAGCTTTACAACGCGCTATAGAATTACTTGAGGGTGAGGTTCCTCACGAAAAGTTAATACTTTCGCAACAATTGGGTGATTCGTATAAATCTGATAACTTATCACATGTTCAGGTTCGTAATAAAATGCGTGAAAGACAACCAGGTTCAGAACCGCAATCCGGTGATAGGGTACCTTATATTCTTTTAAAAACGCACGATCCTAGAGCAAAAGCTTATGAAAAAGCGGAAGATCCTAAGTATGCGGAAGAAAATAATTTACCCGTTGATTATCCGTACTATTTTTTGAATAAATTTTTAAACCCTGTATGTGATCTTATTGAACCATTGTTTGATGATCCTAAAGAGGAAATATTTGGTGAGCTTATAACACGCGCAAAACCAAATAGACGTAAGAAAATAGTAGATGATCCAAATCAAAGAAAAATTAGTGATTTTTTCAAGACTTAAAAAAATAGTACAATATTGATGTATGGAAAAGATATATCTAGAGTGTGGTAGATATGCTTGTAGTGTAGAATTGACGAATAGAATTTTACCTGATATGCGTGAGAAAGAAAAGCGTTTAAAAAATTTGAATATGTTTATACCTTTACGTGATTATTTAAATGTACAAAAACCTGACATGTACGATATATTAACAGATACCTTAAATTCACGATTAAAAATAGAAAAAATGCGCGATAGGATTCTTAGATTACAGGTTACACCTATTCTTTCAAATTGTACGTATAAAAGTCCGGATAGAGTAGCTGAATTTTTTGAATATATACACGGTGATTATTGTCATGTCACGACAAAAAATGGACAATTGTGTATGAATCGTCAGTGTTCGGGTAAGAAATGTAATAACCATAAAAATTCTAAATTACCTACAAAATCTATTCGGATGTTACCACCACCACCCCGAACGGATAGTGTAGAATTTGATGATATGACAATACATGAGTGTATTCGAAGTAAATAATACTAGCTTAAAAAAATGAGTGTATTAGTTTTTAAATGAATAAATCAAATATTCTTTTAAATTCTATTGATTCTTTTTATGAAATAGACGAAAATAGAACAATTCTTAAACAAATACTTAACAAATCGGGTGGTATATCGTTACGTAATCTTGAGTGGTTTATAACAAATTATTCTAAGAAAAACAATTTATCGTATAAAACGGGTGATGGTAAAATATTTAGCGTACACTGTGCGTATAAATCGAGTTTAGATGGGTATAGTAAAAAGTTGTTCGATCCGTTTTGTCGTTCTTCAAAGATTAATTATGTAATACCGGGTACATCTGATGAAATTCATACGACTGTTGCACAGTTAAATTTTATCAGATGGTGCATAAAAAATAATATAATCGAGTATATAAAAGAACATAAATCCAAATTGTTTAATAAGCGAGAGACATAGTTCCATTTTCGAACGTAAATGTTTGGTATCCTACGTAATATAAGTGTAATGTATAATCACTTGTAAGACCTTGTGTCATTTTAACGTCTAATATTGTTCTATTTGATTGCAATTGACTAAAATCCAGACTTCCCGATGATTCCACATTAATCGGATTCATCGAGAAAGCGTACGTGTATATATTCCTGAAAGGCCTAGATAAACGACTCGAAAAGGGTACAACATATTTATAATATTTGTGATCGCTATCTTGCATATTTGGTATATCTTCACCGTTTACGAATATTTTAGCCGATATCATAGGTGCATTATAGAATTCGTTTATGATTGAATAGGAAGCACCTGTTGAAAAGTTATATCTATTTGCAAATGCATTTTCTTTTATTGTACTTCCACCCCCGGTCGTATTTTCGTCTTCAAAAGCGGTTTGTCTAAAGAACCAGTTTATAGTTTTAACCGGGGTTTTAGGGACAAGTTCCAATTTGGCGACTTGTTCTCCACTTTTTATTTCTAACGTAGGGTGTTTTTTTACTATATCCGTTATGAACGTGTATTTAGTATTTTTAAGGTACGTACGTTCGGGATTTTCAATGGTTATTTCTTCGGTTACGATATCGAAACTGTCGAGGGAATAATTTCCTGACGCGTTTGTAAAAAATGTTTTAGGGAAAAATTCAATTTCGAAAATCATTTTTTGTTTATGAATAGCACACGTTGGGAAATATGGTCGGTTAGGTTTATTTGTTTCGTATTCATCACTTTCATATTTTCTTGAAAAGAAAAGCGGTATGGGTATAAATACTTTTGAGTTTTTTTGATCGAGAAAGGTGTGATTATTAGATATAAAAGACGTGTCTTCTGCTAAATTCCTGTTTATAGTGTATCTTTTCGTTCTCTTTTCGGATTCGTCGAGGTAAAGTTCGTCGTATATTATCCCCCAATCTGCGTGAAACTTTTCGACTATCATTTCATCTACACGCATGGTAACTGATTTAATTAAATGCCTACCTATTTGGTCGGCGTAGTAATCTGTTCCCGCTGGTAAAGGTGGTAAATTTATTGATATGTACATATTAGATAAGAGATCACCCATACTTCTTGGATTGAATGTTACTTTAATTGTTTCGCCAAATGGCCAATTTACGTTTGCGTCACCTGGTTTTGTTATATTTGTACTTTTATGAAATTTTCTAAAACCGGCATGTTTTTTTGGTTCATATTTGAATAATGAGTGTTCGGGGTCGGGGTTTAATAGATATTTATCCTGCTTACCTATTGCATTTAAAGAGATGATAGCCCCTGTATCTGGACCTGTGGCGTCGCACATACTACTTAATATAAACAATTTTTTAAATATCATTATACACGAGTATTTCTCGATTATGAAAATTTTTTGATACGTAACTTTCTAATCCTATGTACCAGAGTAATATATCTTCTTTTGTTAATGAATATGATATGTATTGGTTTCCTTTTCCTATTTCACGTCCTTTTAATTCACTTATGGATGGTTTTTTAAAGTTTTTAAAACAATAATTGCAAACATTTTTTACTTTTAGACCGAAAAATTTGTAATATTTATAGTTATTATGTAACCATATAGGCCTGATTTTTCTATATTTTCTTATAAGTTCTTTTGTTTCGTAGTTACGACATTTTACGAATATGTCTAAAGGATTTTGACAAACGTGACATAGACCTTTACAATAAATGTACATAAAAGATATAGTAGTTATTTTTTTATGTCCCTTGCATATTATAATCATGTAATAAATCCAGACGGTGTATCTGTATTGGGTATAAATAATAGCGTTGAAAAACCATCACCTTTACCAGAACCAGAGCCTCAAAACCAAACCGAAACATCAGAAATTGAAAATAGACGTGCAATAACAGTTGAAATACGTTCAGTCTATAAATTATTATCAACTTTAATGTTCTCCTTGACATTTTCTTACTTTTTATTATTTCCTTTTGGGTACGTAAATA